GTGATTATGTTGATAGTATCGTTGAAACCATGCCAGTTAAAGAGAAAATTTGGAATGGTACAGATGGCTATGGCCGTAATAAATATGTTGCGCATACCATTGAAAACGTTGTAAAAAAACTTAAAAAAGATTTACGAGGTGGCGAATCATTTAATTATGGAATGCCTAACGTTCGCGCAGCCGTTACTCCTAAGTTTAAATCTATTGCGGATATTCAAGCTAATAAATATCGAATCGTATCTAAAGAAGAGTTTGAAACCGCAAAAAATGCTCTTGAAAAAGAGGGCGATTTATTGGCGGATAAATTAGGTGTAAGCACTTTAGATATTTACGATGTGTTATGGAATGCAGTGGATGAAAACACTTCAAAAGCATTTGGCTATGCTGGCATCAAAGATACCCAAGAAAACAGAATGGCTGTTGATGCGTTTTTGAATAAACTCAAAGCGTTGCCAACTGAATACTTTGAGGGCAAGGCTAAAGATATTACACAATTCAGTAACTTTGCTGGTGCTGTTGTTCCTGATAACCTTGCTAAAAATGCCTATGATGTATTGGAAAAATCAGGGGTGAAAATATTTACCTATGATTCTACTGATCCTAAATCAAGAATTGAAGCAATTAAGCAAGCGACAAATCAATTAGATGAAGAGCGTGGTGGGGATATTTTATTCTCTCGTGCAAATACAATGCAATCCGCTCTTGATTTAGCAATGACAGGCGTAGCAGACAGTGAGCCTAGTATATGGGATAACTTAAAATCCAAAGACTTCTCAGGATTTAAAGAGCGCTTTAATCGGGTGGTGGGTAAAGTGGATGAATGGTTCGCTGATAGCTTGCGCCCAATGAATGACTGGATTGATTCAATGCATCTTGAAGATCAAACAGGGAATACGAGCAGTCGAGATCACGAAAAACGCAGATTGAAAGATGCGATGTACACCGCTAAGGGGAAACGTGATGCGCTAAATTCAGAATTAGAACAGGCGTATTTAAAACCTATCCTATCTAAAATTGCCGCTTTATCTAAAGAGACCAAGAAAAGCAAACGTCCGATCGATGAATTAACAATGAAACGATTGGTCGGCAACTGGATCTCAGCTCGCTATTCCATTGAGAAAAACATTGATTTACTAAATCGTGATGAAAAAGTAATGCGTGATACAAAACGCTTATTGGATAATGCTAAACAAAACGGTACAAGTACAGAAGTTCGCCGCTTAAATGAGGCTTATCTAAAAGCGAAAGAGCAATACGATAACCGTAAGGCTGATATTTACAACACGGATTACAAAAACAAAGTCAATCGCTTTAAAGTTGGGGTTGCTGGCGGTTGGTCAATTCCTGAGGCTGAATTGATTATGAAGAACACCGAACAACGTATTAGTAAATCTAATTTAGAATCGATTGCTGAGATGGTTTATGACTTGAATCAAGCCCGCTTAGATATCGATCGCGCTAGTGGTCGTTACACGGAGAAAGAATATCAGGAATACAAAGCCAATCGCCATTATGTCCCTTTAACTGGTGATCCGAATGCTGATGTAGATATTGATATTATCTCAGGTGCTGGCTCAAATGCACTTAACATCACTCGAGATAAAGCATTGAAAGGTCGTATAAACTCAGAGGCTGAAGATGCGATTGATGCTGTTTGGAAGTCAATCGGTAAATCCACCACCTATGCTGGCTTTGCTGAATTTAAAGCGAAGATTGATGACTTGTTTGAGACAGAAGTCGCTTTATTGAAAAATAAAGGATATTCAGATGCAGAGGCAAGAGAACAAGCAACCGCAAATTTAGGTATTAGAAAACGTAAAATGCAGGGCTTAACACGCTCAAGCGACAATGTGCTTATCCGTAAAGAGGGTAGTGATTATTATGAGTATGAATTGCCAACTCAAGCGATGGAATCATTGCGTAATGACAACGTTGAACACGCCAATGCTTTCTTGAAAGTCATTTCTAAACCGACAGGATGGTACGCTCGAGGTGTTACACAATGGACTGTCACTTTTGCACCGATGAATATGTTGCGTGACACTTGGGAAAAATCAGAATTTATCCGAGTGCAAAAACTTTACGATAAAAATAATCGCCTAGTTGATAGCAAAACAATGGATAAAATCGGTCGTGATACCATTAAAAATGCACTGGCTGATAAGGAAGTATGGCAAGCAACTAAACGCCTTGGATTTGGTCAAGAATTGCGTGATAGTGTTCCAGCAGAGCGAATGTTAAAACAACTTCTAAAAGAGGGGGGAGTATCAAACTATGGTACTTATCTCGATAAATCAGAAGTTGATTTAATTAAGAAATTGCGCAAGGAAAATAATCCTATTGCTAGCAAACTTGAGAAAGCTGGAAAAATCCTAGAGGGTTATAATAAAACGTTTGATACGGTTTCTGCTTTGGCATCATATAAAGCGCTGATAGAAAACGGAATCGATACTAAACAAGCAGCCGCAACAACGCTAGAATTAACCAACTTCCGCAAGACTGGCTCAAAAATGCGTGGTATTAAAGCCTTGTATATGTTCTCGCAACCGACTGTAATGGGGGCGGCCAACTTAATGCGTTATCTATCCACTCGTAAAGGGCAAATCCGCTTTATTGGATATATGGCGGTAATGACTTCACTTTATACTGTGTTGCGCTCAATGGATGATGAGGATGAGGGCGGGAATAAAATGGATCAACTTGGCGACATCACTCGATATATCCCGATTCCACTAGGTGAGGGGAAATATTTTAAAATTCCAGTTGGTTTTGGTATGGCACAAATGGCTTGGAACTTCTCAACAAATATTGTAAAAGGTGCTGTTGGTGATATTTCATTGACTGAGGCTGGTGCAAATATGCTAGTACATTCATTGAAAACATTTTCTCCAGTATCTCCATCTGAAATTTCAGCAGCAAAATATCCAATGGAAAAAATCGCATTAACCGCAACGCCAACTATTTTGCAACCAATTATGCAAAACGTTGTAAATCGATCTGCTTTTGGTAATAAGATCACAACTAACTATGTGCGTGATGATAAATTAAAAGCAGAGCAATCTAAGGCGACAACTGCTCAATTTTGGAAAGATGTGGCGATTAATCTAAACGATACAATGGGTATTGATATGCACCCTGAGCAAATTAAAAACTTGTTTGATGGTTACAGCTCAATGCTTGGTAGTCTTAAAGAGTTGAATACTGTATTTGTGGAAAATCCTAATCGTGAAGAGCTTGGAAGAAAAGCACGTACGCCATTCTTAAATCAATTCATTGGCACAACAAACGAATTTGCTATTCAAAGCCGTTACTATGAGGCAAGCGAAGAGGCTGGAAGTGTTTATAAAGAATACAAATCTCGCAAAGAACGCAATGAGTTAGGTAATTGGCTAGATGCCGAGAAGATGAAACTAATTAAATTCCATGAGCAAGAAGAGAGTATTGTTAAGAAAGCAAGAAGTGAAAAAGCTAATCTAACTCGTGCATTGCGCTCAGGAAAAATTAGTGCAATTGCTTATGAGAATGGCATTAAACGTTACAATAAAGATATGAGCAGAGTGCAAGCCAAAATGTTACATAAATACCGTATAATGGAGGGTTTGAACACAAATTAATCTATTGACAATAAAAAATTTTGCAGTAGAATTCCCCACAATAGCCGAATTGTAGAAATACAGTTCGGTTTTTTATTGGAGTTTTTATGCAAAAGCTAAAATTGCAAAATGAAGCAGATAAAAAATCTCTGATTATTTATCTGAATACTCGAATTATTGAGTATAAACAAGATTTATGCGGTGAAGGTTTAACGCCGCAACAATACAATGTTCTTAGAGGAAGAATCAAAGAACTGCAAGATCTTGTTGGTGAACTCGACCCAACATTACAGGCCCGCTAATTTTAGCGGGCTTTTTTATTAACGCATTATCACAAGCCGCTTTATGCTGCTTAAAGAGGTAATACATGGAAAATCAAGACACCGTAGAATTTAATGCTGATGCCGCTTTTGATGAAGCCGCTAATCAACTTGAATCAGGTGGACTAACTGCCGACAACGAGCCGTCTGTTGCAAATGACAACAATCAGCCTGCGCCCGATCAGCGTGGAGAAAATCCTCCTCAAGAAAGCAACCCGCAAGCGCCGGAAGCAAAAGAGGAAGAGCCTGAATGGTTAGCAAATGCCACGGACGAAGTGAAAGAGCATTTCCGCTCAATGAAAGCAGATAAAGAACGCTACGAACACATGGCTAAATCTCATCGTGGTCGTGCTGGTGCGTTCGCAAAGAAATATCAACAAGCACAAGCCGCTCTAGAACAGCTCAAACAAAACCAACCTTCCTTTGATGGAGAATTGGAAAGTTTGCGTGCTGATTATCCTGAAGTTGCAGAGTTATTGTCCCGCATTATTGCCGGACAAAATAAACGCCTTGAAGATGTTTCTGCCCCAATCGCTCAAATGGTGGAAGCCAACGTTCAAGATTTTGCACAGCAACAACTTGATACCTCTATTTCTTTAGTTACTCAAGCCGTTCCTGATGCAGACAATATCTTGCGCGATCCTATGTTCCATCGCTGGGTAGACACGCAACCAAATGGCGTTAAAGCAATGTTTAGCTCTGACGACCCGCAAGATGCGATCTATTTACTCAACGAGTACAAACGAGCAACATCCTCCATCACTGAGCAACGTAATAAACGCTCTCAACAATTATCCGCCATGTCTCTCCCAACGGGGCGCAGTGCGCCAAAAGGCGGTGATGAAATTGATGAAGATGCGTTATTCGATCAATTAGCTGCTCAATTTGCTAAGCAGCGATAGTTAGTTCATTTGAGGAAAATTATTATGGCTACAACTAAATCTACGGATATTTCCCAACGCACACAAGTATATGCAGAAGCTAAAATGTTAGCGCATGCTGAACCAGTATTGATTTTGACTAAACTTGGTCAAACCAAACCGATTCCACAAAACAAATCCCAAGTGATTAAATTCCGCCGTCCAAAACCATTCGCACCGGCTTTAACTCCATTAACTGAAGGTGTTCGCCCTGAATCCCAAAAAATGGTGTATGAAGATGTGGAATGTCGTTTACAACAATTTGGTGCGTGGACTGAAATCACCGATGTGATTCAAGATACTCACGAAGATCCTGTATTGTCCGACATGACCATGCTTTCTGGTGAGCAAGCAGCAGAAACCACTGAGCTTGCAACGTGGGGGGCTATCAGTGGTGGTACTAACGTGATTTTTGCCAATGGTTCGGCAACTTCACAAGTCAATACAGCGTTGAAATTAGAACATGTACGTGCGGCCGTGCGTAAATTACAACGCAACCGTGCGAAGAAAAAAACTAATATTTTGGATGGTTCAATCAAATACGGTACTAAACCGATTGAAGCAGCCTATATTGCTGTTTGCCACACAGACTTGGAAGCGGATATTCGCAATTTGCCAGGCTTTACCTCAGTTGCTGAATATGGCTCTCGTCAACCAATCGTTCCACAAGAGTTCGGTACGGTAGAAAATGTGCGTTTTATTACTACGCCATTGCTTACTCCAACAGCAAATGCAGGTGCAGCCGCTACTGGTAAAGTGTTATCCACTGGCGGTTCAAATGCGGACGTGTACAAAATCGCGATCTTTGGTCAAGAAGCCTATGCAGTTTGCCCGTTGAAAGGCAAAGATGCCGCACAAATTTTGGTACGCAATCCTGGTAAAGCTGAAAAAGGCGATGAACTTGGCCAAACTGGTTCCGTTGGTTGGAAAACTTGGTGGGCTGGTAAAATCTTAAATGATGCGTGGTTAGTTCGTTTGGAAGTCGCCGCAACCGCACTTTAATTTGAAACTCAAGCCCTCCTCATGAGGGCTTTCTTTTTTATGAGGAAATCTATGTCATATCCATTTATTGATCTGAAAAAAGCCACAAAAGAAGAATTGGTTGCGCACTTACGCGAGCAATGCGGCATTGAAAAAGATGGCAAGAAAGAAGATCTTGTTCAAGCTATTCTTGATTTTGAAAGCTCCAGTGGTTTGGTGCGCCCCGATATGCCAACAGAAAACAAGTCAAAAGAAACGCCTCCAGCTGATTTGCCTTTATCTGCAAACAAACGTGTGCGCATTATCATTGCGCCAAGTGAAACTGACAACAGTGATGTGTATGTTGGCCTTAATGATTTGGATATATTAATTAAACGCGGAGAAGAAGTTGCCGTACCCGAATCTGTTTATATTTTACTTTCTAAAGCTGGCGAACATCGCTTTGAACAAAACAAAGACGGTACTTATAGCGAATACTTTGCTCCTCGCTATTCCATTACTGTATTAGGTGATGCTTAATGAATTACTTGCAGCTTGCTCAACGGTTACGTCGTGAAATGAACGATACGGGCGAAGGCCCGTTTAATGTTATCAATCAATCAGGTCGTAACCTTGAGTATGTTGATGCAATTCGTGAAGCGTGGCTGGATATTCAAACCTTAC